CCCTCCCCGCTGCGGTGGAGGTCGCTCGGGCGGTTCGCGGGCTTGATCCACGCTACCCCAAGGAGAACGGTCGAGCCTTCTGCGTTGGCAAGGACTCTAAGCACGTCGGCCAGGTGATGTGGCGGAAGCTGTTCCACCCGTCGGCGCTAAAGATCATTAGAGACCAGGAGACCAACGAGTTTCGAGCGTTTCGACCGTGGGACGAGGCAGATGCCAAGAGGGAGAAGGAGGCGATCTTCGCCCCGCCCCTCCTGCCGCCCAGTATCATCAGGAGCATCGGCTGGGAGAACAAGAAGGAAGGCATCCCCAACGTCGTCACACTGACGAATGGCTGGGAGCTGTGCTTCTACAGCAGCCTGGGCAAGCCGCCCAACGGCGTGGACATCGACCTGTTCTGGCTGGACGAGGAAATCGTCGACGAGGACTGGTTCCCGGAAATGTCGGCCCGCGTCCTCGACCGCGAAGGCTGCGGCATCTGGAGTGCGACGCCGCAGGCCGGGACAGACCAGCTCTTTGACCTGCACGAGAAGGCCGAGGAGCAGTACGGCTCGGAGAATCCGGACGTGGAGGAGTTCGTCATCCTCCTGGCCAACAACCCGCACATCTCCGAGCACGCGAAGAAGTCCTTCGCCTCCACGCTGAAGGCAGACGACCAGGCCGTCCGCATCGGCGGCCACTTCGCCATGCTGAGCTACCGGATCTACCCGGAGTTCTCAGTCCATTCGCACGTCGTCCCGTGGTTCGCCGTCCCAAAACACTGGACGCGTTACATGGTGGTGGACCCGGGGCGTACAATATGTGCAGTACTGTTCGCGGGTATACCACCCCCGGACGACCCGAACTGGGGTGGGCACGTCGTCCTGTACGACGAGCTCTACATCCCGGACTGCACGGCGGACCTGTTCGGCAAGCGGGTCATGGAGCACGCTGGCACCGACAGGTTCCACTGCTTCCTGATCGACAAGCATGGCGGCTTCCGAAACGAGATGGGGCCAGGACTTACGGTTGCCCAGCAGTACCAAGACGCATTGCGTCGTTATCGCGTTTCTAGTGAAATAACAGGGCACGGGTTCTTGCCGGCGTCCGATGACGTGGACGCTGGGATCGAGGCGGTCAGGGACCTCCTCCGGAACCACGAACGTGGCAGGCCCAAGCTACTGGTGCTGGGCGACGTGCTGCCGAACTTCATCCGTGAGGTCAAGCGCTACCACAATAAGAAGGTGAACGGCAAGGTTGTGGATAAGCCGGACCAGCGTGGCGACTGCCACCTCATGGACGCCTGCAGGTATCTGGCCATGTACCGGCCCAAGTACCACAGGCAGAAGAAGCGAGACAAACAGAAAAGCTCCTTGGTGAAGTACATCGAGGGGAAGAAGAAGCGATCGAGCGAGGGTGATTTCGTGCTGCTTGGACCAGGCGGCAATCGGTAACAGGAGTTACAAATGGCTTTCAGCGCCCCTCTGGAACGACGTCTGCGTATTGCCCTCGGCCGTCAGGATTTGGCCACCGAGTTCTTGACCGTCTACAACGTGGCCACGGCGGGCACCGCCGAGGCCAGCAAGGCGCTCGTCCTGGATGCCTCCAAGGGCATCTCGACGATCACCTCGGCCACCATCACCACGCTGACGTCGACGACCATCAACGTCACGACTGTGGCCTCCACGACCACCAATGCGACGACCGTGAACGTCACGAACCTGGCGATTGCTGCCGGCGGCCGCATCACCACGGACGCGACGTCTGGCTTTGTGCTGGCGTCCAACAACACTCAGAAGATCGGCCTGTATGGCGTCACCGCCGTCGTGCAGCCCGCCTCGGCTGGCGAGCTCATCGGCGCCAATGGTAACGGCGAAACCAACGCCAACTACGTCAACACGAACAGCAACGGCAACCTGGGCACCAAGTACTACAACCCCAACGACATCGTCAAGGCTCTGAAGCAGCTTGGCGTGCTGGCTGTCAACTGATCGGAGGCCGCATGAGGCGGCTGAGGGTACTGCTCGGCGTCCCGGGAAGCGGGATGCTGAGCGAGGAGGTGGCGCAATCGTCGTTCCACGCGTGCCTGAAGCACGACGTGTTCAGGGTCCCGTCCTGTACGTCTGGTCCAAACTTCAACAAGGTGTGGACGACGGCCCTGAACGGCGATTGGGACATCTTGGCGATGATGCACACGGACATCACCATCCTGGAGAAGCAGCCCCACTGGATGGGGACAAGCCAGCGTTGGTGCGATGTCGGCATAGACGAGCTACTGAAGGGTGGTTACGACTTCCTGTCCACCCCGATGGCCATCAAGGACATTCGCGGCATCACGGCGACGGGCATCGGCAATCCCAGGAACCGCTTCAACCCGTGGAAGAGGTTCACGACGGCCGAGCTAGAGTCGATACCCATGACGTTCACGATCGACGATACGCCCTACAAGGACAAGTTCCTCATCCACTCCGGAGCCCTTTGCTTCTGGGACATGAGGAAGCCGCTGTGGCGAAAGCCGAACTTAGACGGCACCTGCAGGTTCATTTACAACTTCACCGAGACCATCCTGAAGGTGGACGGCAGTTGGGTGTGCATGCAGGAATCCGAAGACTGGGCCTACTCCAGGGCACTCTGGGAGGCCGGGGCCAAGACGGCGGTAACACGCAAGATTTGCTACCTGCACCAGGGCCGCTTTGACTTTCCGAACTTTGGGGACGGCGGCACCCACGCAGTTGATGAAGATACCGCTCCACAGTGGCGCGGGGACAGTGGGAGGGTTACCGATGTCAGTCCACGACCGAATGCGAACCGAGGTAAAGGAAAGGCAAGAGCAGCTCATCATCGGGCTTCGCGACTTGCAGGTGAAGATGGCCGGCACAATGGCGGGTATCGGCGAGTGTGAGTACTGGGAGACCAGGCTCAACGAGCTCGAGCAAGCCGAGGCCACGATCAAAGATGCCAAGGAGAAGGCTAGACCCAGGAGGGGCAAGAAGTGAGCGACGTCATGGATGATCCAATCGAGAGCGGCCTATCCATCGGGATGATCGCCCTCTCGGCCTACAGGGCTATGTGGCACGCTAGCGCCACTAAGCCGCCGATGCTTGAAGATCAGGACGACTGCATCAAGCAAGAGTGGCTGGAAATGATCTGCAACCTGGACAATGGCCTGGCCAGCCTCGAAGGGCAGCCCGTCCAAAAGATCGTCATCGACCTGGCCCCTCCCGGCCTACGCCCGCTCGGGACTGTGCCGCTCGAGGTCGCCATCCGACATGCCTGGATGCTTCTGAGTACCGAAACCAACTACGCCGACTCTCCCGAGGCATTAGCAGCCGAGGAGCTGCTGTGGGCAGAGTGGGCGGCCAACAGAAGGAGCAGTTCGTGAGCACCGCTACGCTCGATAAACCAGTCAAGGTCCGGCCCGAGCCGATCCCGGCTCCGCCACTTGATCCCAAGACCGTGGCCAAGCTCGGCCAGACGGTGCTGTGGTACAGGCACATGGACCGCGACATGCCGCCCACGCCCGCCGTCATCCACCAGGGCGGGCACCGCGTCAACCTGGTTGTGTTCCAGACGCTACTCAACGGCGTGCCGCACTCCAGCGATCCCATCGTGGAGCACCTGAAGGCCCAGCACGAGACCGAGAACGGCTTCTGGGAGCACACCGAAGACACGCTGTGGCTGATCGACCTCAAGAACAAGATCGAAAAGGCTGACAAGAAGTGATCGACTTTGCCGGACATCACCCGTTGCGCCCGCTCTGTGCTGCTTGGCTTGCCAAGATCAAGCTCGGCATGGAGTACAAGAAGAAGGAATTCCAGGACGACGCCGATGAGGCGATGGCCTTCTTCAATGGTCCGTACGACTGGATCTACAAGGGCCAGAACGGGATGATGAAGGCCTTCATCCACGGAGACGAGAGCCTCAAAGCTCCCGCCTTCGGGATGACCGTCAACAAGGCTGCGGAGCTGGTCCAGATCTTTGGGCCGGCTCTCTACCACCGCAACCCTTACCGACAGGCAACGCCCCGGCGCCCTCCCGAGATCGACTTGGCCCAGCTCGCCATGCTGGACCCGAATATGCAGATGATGGCCGAGATGATGGGCCAGCAGATGATGTCGGACAAGGCCGTGGACGAGGCCCGGTCGGTCATCATGCAGGCCCAGCTCAACTACACCCCCAATGCCCTCGACCTCAAAACCGAGAGCCGCTGGGGTGTGGAGGAAGCCATCATCAAGGGGCAGGGCATCCTGCTCACCGAGGTGTACCGGCCGCCTGCGGGCAACATCAAGATGATCGGGTCATTCTGGAAGAGTAATGACGACCTGGTCATTGACCCAGACGTGGAGCGGCAGCGGGACGCCAAGTGGATCGCCATCCGCTACACGGAGCCGTACTGGAAGGTTGAGGAGGAGTATGGCTGGCCACAAGACTCTCTGAAGCCAGCCGCCAGTGGCGAAAGCTACTCGCAGAACGCCGAGCTATCGGTTGACGACGACGGCGACCACGTCCGCAAGCGAAACGACTCCAACGACGTCATGACCTACTGGAAGGTCTATTCCAGGATGGGCCTTGGCGGCAGGCTGCGTGGCTCGGACGGCAAGCTCCGGGAGTGGGACCAGATCTTCGGCTTCAACGTGATGATGGTCATCGCCGAGAACGTGCCCTGCCCGCTGAACTTGACGCCGGAGCTCGTGGCCCAGGCGAACAACGAGGAGATCAAGAAGAGGCTGGAGTGGCCCACGCCGTTCTGGCTGGACGACGCCTGGCCTTACACACCCTGCTCCTTCCTGGAGATCCCCAGGAAGATCTGGCCCATGAGCCTGCTCAAGCCAGCGATGGGCGAGCTCTATTTCTTGAACTGGGCCTACTCGTTCCTGGCCAACAAGGTGGTCACCGCCTCCCGAGACTTCATCGCCATCGCTAAGGGGGCTAGCGAGGAGCTGAAGAACAAGATCGTCAACGCCCCGAACTACACGATCATCGAAGTCGAGTCCATGATGGGCAAGATCGACGACGTCGTGAAGTTCCTGCAGCATCCGGAGTTCAACCAGGAGATCTACAAGGTCATCGAGGGCGTCACCGCCAACTTTGAGAAGCGGACCGGGCTCACTGAGCTGGTGTACGGCATGACTGCCTCTCAGCTCCGCTCCGCTGAAGAAGCCTCCGTCAAGAGCGACCAGATCTCTGTGCGGCCGGACGACATGGCCAACAAGGTCGAGGACTGGCAGAGCACCATATCCCGCAAGGAGGCCCTCGCCTCGCGCTGGCACCTCACGGGCGTGGACATCACGCCCTCTCTGGGCCAGGTCGGGGCCCAGTGGTGGGATATGCTCGTGGCCTCCAGCGACCCGCTGCAGCTTATGCGGCAGATCGAGTTCAGGGTCGAGAGCGGCAGCACCCGTAAGCCGAATAAGGCCAAGCTGGTCGCCGACATGACTCAGGCGATGCAGACGATGATGCCGCCGCTCATGCAGCAGTACAACATGACCGGCGATCCGACCCAGGTCAACGCCCTGCTGACTGACTGGGCCAAGGCCAACGACTTTTCCGTCGAGAAGTACCTGTTCATGCCCCTCATGCCGCCCTCTCCGCCGCCGGCAGGAGAGGCTCCACCTAGCGAGGCAGCGTGAGCAGAAGACCGATTGACCTAACCAATCAGAGATTTGGGCGACTAGTGGCCATGGTGCCTATACCGAGGTCTCGTGGCAACAGGTGGCACATAAAGTGGGCGTGCCGATGCGATTGTGGAAGATCCACCGTCGTGACCTCAGCAAGCCTTGGCGGTGGCCACACTTTATCGTGTGGCTGCGGGACAATTGACGCCGTGCGGGCGGCAAGATTCAAGCACGGTCACTCCAAGTCCGGCGGGGGCGGGCGTCCATCAAAAACGTACACGACCTGGATGTCAATGATTACGAGATGCCGGCGCCCGCACAGGCTCTACAGCGACCGAGGGATATCTGTTTGCGACAGATGGAGTGTCTTTGCCAACTTCTTGGCCGACATGGGCGAACGCCCAGACGGCATGACTATAGACAGGGTGGACAGCAACAAAAACTATGAGCCGGGGAATTGTCGATGGGCTACACCGCTAGAGCAGGGCAACAACACCAGGTCGTGTCGGTTCCTGACACTTCGGGGCGTCACGAAGACCTTGAGGCAGTGGAGCCGCTGCCTGGGCATGTCGGCGAGCGGCATTGCTCAGAGAATAGATCGGTTCGGCTGGAGCGTGGAGCGGGCACTGACGACGCCTCCGTCTCCTGTTGGCCCACAGTCAGCTCGCGACCAATCGTACAGAGGGCCTACGAAGCTATGCGCGCCTCTGGCGAATCTCACAATGTTGCCGACATGCTCGCCCATCAGCGAAGTCCGCAGCTAAATACAGACGTGGCTTTTTTAGCCGAACGAGAAAATGGACGGCAGTTCGAGCGAAATCCGGCAATCGGCGACCTCTACAGGTCCGAGGCCGAAGCGAACGGCTGCAGTGTGACCGGCAAGATCTACGTCTCCCAGCTTGCCGACTACCCCGGCGACCCAAGGGCCTGGGTCTCCTCTCGCGGAGACGCCAAGCGGCTGCTGGAGGAGCGTGGCTGGGAGTGCGACGGGCTCGTTAAGACACCTGGTGTGGAGAAAGACCACGGTCCAGGTGTTGGCGTCGACCCGGAGCTGCTCGAGGACTGCACGGTCGAGGCGTGCCTGAACGACCCGGCCCTGAACGAACGAGTCATGAAGGGGCAGTGGGAAGAGGTCAAGGCCGAGGTGTTTGAAAAAGTGGCGCCTGAGTGGGCGAAAACCTAAGCACAAGGAGTAATCATGGCTGGCGTCTACTTTACCGCCGCGACCGGAGAGGTCGCGATCTCCACGTCGCTCATCACCGTACTTCAGGTCGTGGCGGCCTCCAATCACGCCGTGCATGTGCACGAGTGGTCTGTTGCGTTTCAGGGCATCGACAACACCCACGCCCCGATCTGGGTGCGTCTGTGCAGGCAGACCACGGCTGGCACCATGTCCGCCCTGACGCTGCGCAAAGACCCGGACGACACGGACGAAACGCTGCAGACCACGGCCCTGCACACGGCCACCGCCGAGCCCACCCTGGGGGACATCCTCTGGTCTGGCTACGTGCCCCCCCAGCAGGGCTTTATCTGGCAGCCGGGCCCGCACGACCGCCCCGTCAAGATCGGTGGCGGCGACCGCCTTGCCATTGCCGTCGTGGCCGACAACGCCACGTCCTGTGCGGCCTCCATGCGTTGTGAGGAATAAGTGCCTGAGACATATGACCGAGTTCGCGAGACGACGACGACCACGGGCACGGGCAGCATCACGCTAGCCGGTGCCGTGGCCGGCTTCCGTACGTTCGCCTCTGTGCTCAGCGTGGCCGACACCTGCTGGTACTGTATCGAGGCGATAGACGACGACGGCGTTCCCACGGGCGATTGGGAGGTCGGCGTCGGTACGCTGAGCGACTCTACCACCCTGGCCCGCACCTCGATCCTCGCCTCGTCCAACTCTGGCTCGGCGGTGAGTTTAGCTGCCGGCACGAAGAACATCTTCATCACCTTCCCAGGCTCTCCGATCCTGGACCTGACGGACGCAGGCGACAGCATCCTGCACTATCACGACGCGGACCGGGCCAGGGCGAATCACACCGGCACGCAGCTCGCGGCCACGATCTCGGACTTCTCCTCGGCAGTCGTCACCGCCGGCACGGGAACCTGGCAGCCGCTGGACTCGGACCTCACCATCTGGGCTGGGCTCACGCCCTCGGCGAACGCTCAGAGCTTGGTGACGGCGGCGAATTACGCGGCCATGCGTGCCTTGCTGGATCTTGAGGCCGGCACGGATTTCTACTCTATCGCCGCCGCCGACGCTGCTTTTCAACCCAAGGATGCCACGCTCACCGCGTTTGCAGCACTCACCATCGCGGCGAACTCGCTGACCATCGGCACTGGTGCGGATGCGTTCTCGCAGACGGCGTTCGCGGCCAACACCTTCCCGGCAAGGGCGAGTACGGGCGATCTGGTAGCGAAGGCTATCACGGACGGAATCCTGGCGTTCCTGGCCACGCCGTCGAGCGCCAATCTGGCGACCGCAGTCACGGACGAGACGGGCAGCGGCGCATTGGTGTTTGCGACTTCTCCCGGCTTCACGACGGCGGCCAACCCAGTCAGCAACGACGGAGCCGCCCTCGGCACGACTGCACTTGGCTGGTCCGACCTGCATCTGGCGACGGGCTCCGTCATCAACTGGGCCAACGGCAACGTCACGCTCACGCACTCGGCAACAACCTTGACGCTCAGCGCTACGACGACGTTCGTGCTTACGGAAATCGACATTCTCAACGGCACGGCGGATTTCACCGGCACGACGATTGACATGGAAAACGTGGCGCTGACAGCCAGCGGCACGGCCACCATCAATCTCGGCGATGCTGCCTCTCTGGAGATTCCGAACGGGGCCGCGCCGACCGTGAATACGGACGGCGAGATTGCCCTGGATACGACGGTTGCCGACTTCTCTCACGGCCTGTTGCGCGTCTATGGCGGTGAGGAACAGTTCGTCATCTCGTTGCCCGTGGCGGCTCTAGCGTCTCCGACGAACGCCCATGTCATCGCCTACAACTCCACGAACGATGAGTTCGAGCTGGTGGCGCAGACGGACAGCACGCCGACTGCCATCACCGTCGCCAACGAGGCCACGGACACGAGCTGCTTCCCGCTGTTCGTCACGGCGGCGACGGGCGACCTGGGGCCGAAGACGGTTGCCAGCTTCACGCTCAACAGCAACACTGGGGCGCTGGGCATCACCACCATCGAGTTGGGCCATGCGAGCGATACGACGCTCTCACGACTCGCCGCCGGCCTCCTCGGGGTCGAAGGCGTGCCAGTCGCTTCGCTGATCGCCGTTGTCAACGGCTCCGGCGCAACCGCTGCCGCGAACGAGATCGGCTACATCAACACCAGCGGTCAATACGCCACGACCACGACGGCGAACCTCGACGCTCCCTGGTGCGTGGTTGTGGTCGGCGGGGCGAACGGTGCGACGATCTATGTCCAGAATCGCGGGCTCGCGACCATCCTATGCACGGCGGCAAACTCCGCTGGTGATTGGCTCGTGACCAGCACGACTGCTGGGCAGGCGGCGACGAACGGGACGAATCCGCACTACGCCATGTTCGCCAAGGTCATCTCGGCGAGCGGCGGTGCTGGGCAGACGTGCACAGCGCTACTGTACTGCCACACGAAGTTCGTCGAAGCGACCAGCACTAACTCGATTTTCGTGAACACGGCGCATGGCGACACGGCATTTACCTGTGCCATCAATGGCAGTCCGTCTGCTACCAGTGTCGTCTACGACACCATCGTCGGGAACGAAGACATTCTTGCATGCGCCGCGACAACGGAGCTAGGTAAGCAAGTCCTCTGGAACAGCACGCGCAGCACCGGGCGACTGGTCACGGCGAACAACACCGGCACGAACACGATTACGACCGTCAGCACCAGCGATGCGTGGGCCGACAACGACGCTCTCACCGTCGTTTCGCAGACGATCACTGGCGGAAATCTCACGGCTGGCGTCGAGAACATCGACATCGATCTGTCGCAGACGACGGAGATTCCGGTGACCGCACGCGGCCTGATGATGGTCTATGGCTTCTCGGATACGGCAACAAATAAACTGTCTGGTTTGATGCCATACGAAGCCTATGCTGCGTCCAAGGTATTCTCTATGCGAAGCGTCGTTGTGAGCGTTGCGGATTTTCGCATCGTGCAAACGCCGCTCGTGAGTCGTCGTTTTGGTTGGGCGTGCGACGCCAACGGAGCTGGCACCGCAATAACCATTTTCAATCTCCGTGGATACTGGGAGGCCGTGCCATGAGCATCGTTGCATTGAAACTCTCGTCTCGTATCAACATCAGCCCCATCGACAACACGCCGCTGAACCAGTCGGCGGAATACGCG